CCAGCGCCCCAATCATAACGCCCGCGAGAATCCAGCGCCACCCCCTAAACCCGCGTTTCACCCCCACCCCCAAAAACGCCCGTAGAAGCCCGCAGACGCCTCTTGGGGACAGCCAGCGCCAACGTCGCGCCGAACACCCTACGCCCCAGCAGGCGCCAAACGTAGCCAGCCGGGCATGCCGTCCGCCCCCTCGCCACCATCGAGCGCCGCAAGGCCTCCCCGCGCGTCACCTTCGCCCCCAGCCAGCCGATACAGCGTCCAGACGCACCCGGCTTGGGGGGCCCAGACCTTCGACGCCTCAAGCCGCCCGATCCGCGCATCATCCGCCGGGCCGAGCGCGCCGCCATCCTTCAACGCATCCATGACCAGCTTCGCCAGGTTGTCCGCGTCAGGCTTGGCCGTATGCACCAGGCCGAACCGCTTGGCGTTCGCCGTGCCGAACTGGAACCGCACCACCAGCAGCAGGGGCGCATTGCCGATCAGGCCGCCGAGCGCCGCCGAGCCTCCCGCGTTCGCCGCCGCCTCACGCCCGCATTGCGTCACCCCGGTGCGCCAGGCCTTCACCGCCGCACCAGCCGCCGCCCAGCTCACCACACGCCCCCTCACGTGCCTGCCCCTGGGTTGCCCCTTGGGCGTCCCCTTGACCGACCCTGCCAGCACGTAGCGCCACGCCCTGCCGTCCGCGTCCGCGTAGTCCGTCCCGTCCTGCCCGTTCCCAATCCGGACGACCCCTAAATCTGTCCCCATGACCCATCCCCCATCCATCCCAACCGGCCGCCTATCTTATCGAGTTTCTATCTCTCTAAGGGGCGTAAGACCCACTTAGAGAGAAGGTGTTTCTTACACCTATCTCTAAGATAGGAGAGCGCCCAGAATACCAGAACGTGTTGATTTAACTAGGTTTCCGAAGTGCGTTCTTACCGTTCGCGCCGAAAATGCGATAATGGCAAAAACGCTGATCCTGTCCGCAAACGAACAAGAACGCCCGGAGGCGTTCTTGCATGTCCAACTGTCTCGATTACTGAGAATTTCCACCTTCAAACGGAATAGTGGGTGGCGTTATCGTCGCCCAATCCGGCGGGGTCCATGTGGTGTCAAACGTGGCAATCCCCGCCTCGCTCTGCCCCGTCGCATAGAGCCTGCCTTCGCCCTGCGCGCTGCGCTTGTCCGTCCGCAACGCCATGCCGCGCTGCACCAGCTTGTCGGGGCCGATGCTCTGCAACCACGCCTGCGTGCCATTCACCAGCAGCGGCGGCAGCTCGTGGCGCCGGATGAACAGGCCACGCCTGCCCGACGCCGTGAACGCCGCGCCAGCCTGCGCCGCGTGCCCGATGGCCGCCAGAAGCCAGCATAGCCGCTCGTGTTCTTCGTCGTCCGCTTTGGCCTGCGCGCTCCGGCGCACCGCGTCCACGCGCTCCGTGATGTCGCCTAGCCCGCCAACCGGCGTCCGCATCAACACACGTTCGCCGCTCATGGCTTCGGGGTTGTTGGCCTTCACCACGGCCAGCCGGAACAGCGCGTTTGCCCGGGGCCGCTCGCCTATCGCGGTCAGCGTGTCTTTGGCGTCGTGCGGCTGCCAAATCCCCATGACCAGGCGCACCGCCCCCAGCAGCGCATTGGATCCGCGAATGGCGTTCCGCATGTCCGTTGCCGAGAGGATCGGCGCATCTTTCGTGCCCTGTTTCCGGACGTGATGCGTGCCCAACGTCGCGACGTCCGGCAAAGCCCGCTGGATGGCGTTGAGCGCCGTCACCCATTGCTGCAACACGAGCGCGCTGTTTTCCTCGCCGTGCAGCGTCGCGGCCAGCGTGTCGACGCCGACGAACACCAGATCGGGTATCGCCGTGAGCTGCGCCAGCAGGTTCGCCCAGCCTTGCGACGCCTTGGGCACGCCGCCGTGGCCTATCTCGACCAGCGGGAACGCGCCGCCGGCCTGGATCAGCGGCAGGATGATGAGCCTATCGCCGGCGGCCGTGCGACGCTGCGCGCCGGGGTCCAGGTCCTCCAATCGAATGTGGAGCTCGTCTTTGTCGTCCTCCGCCGTGATGAGAACCGCGGTCCTGCCGAACGATCCATCTTCCCGCCGCAGGTGTTCGCGGTTGATCTTCTGGCCGCACCACGCATCCATCATCGACAGCGGCGCCGCGATCTTCATGCACAGATCGAGCAGCAGGAAGGTTTTGCCCACGCCGCCCTCGCTCGCCAGGATGTGCGAGCCCGACATGCGCAGCAGGCCTTGCACCAGCCACCGCCGCACCGGCTTAGGTCCGACTGCCCAGCGATGCGCCGACCACGCCAAGAGCGGGTTTTCCTGGCTCTCCTGCGCCACCATCCACGCCGGGCGCATATCCGGCGCCAGCAGCTCGCCCGTGCCCCACACGGCTTCCTGCCGGGCTGGAAACGGCCCTTTTTCGCGAAGCTCCTTATTGAGCAGGCCGGTCCACTCGGTTGCGAAGCGCCCCTCCGGCCATGGCGGCAGCATGTTCGCCATCATCCAGCCTTGGCACCGCTCCCGCGCCTCGTCCACGGTCAGCTCGCCCGCGCGAACCGTGTGCAGGTAGTGTCCGCAAACGCCGCTGAACGCCTGCCAGCGCGTCTTCTCGTCCTGGCCGCCCTCGCGCACCTGGCGCGTCAGCAGGTCCAGCGCCGAGCCCGCGCCCTGCGCCACATAGGGCGCGAAGTCCCACGCGCCGGGCGCCGGGGGTCTGGGGGAACCGGGTCCACTCTCGAGCTGCGACAATGCCAGCTGCGCGCCCTCGCGGGCATAGGGCAGGGGATGGAGCTCAACAATGCGCGCGGCCAGGTCGAACAGATCGTGCCGCGTGTCCGGATCGCACCGGAGCATCCGCACGTCGCTTTCGGCGCCACCCTTCTGGTTGAACGTGCCCGGCAGGCGGATCACCTGCGGCACGGCCTTGAAACACGGGTCGCCGCCCGACTTGAGCGCCAGAACCTCCCGCAGATGCGCAACCTTGCGCGTGTCGTCCGTTGGCTCCGTGAGCAGCCAATAGGCGTGACGCTTGCCGGGCGAGCTTTCGACCACGATAGAGGCGCAGCCGAGCGCATAATCCAGCGCGTTCAACGCCAGCTCCGCCGTGTCCGGATTGTCCAAGTCCAAGCACAGCGCAGTAAACTCTTTGACGTTCGCCTCTTTCTGGTCCCACTTCTCATCATTCGCGAAACGCAGCGCGCCCGGGATCACGAACGCGCCGTGACCGTGCTGCACCCAGCGCGCCGCGTGTTCCGCCACCCGTGCGGCCGCAACCTCGGCGCCGCCTTCCAGGCCGACATATTTCAGCTCGCGGAAGCTGCCCTCGCCAGCCATGCCCTTCTCGCCCAGCCCGCGCAGGCCGAGGACCGGATTTCCCTCCATGCCGTATTCGTAGAACATTGCGGACAGAAATTGCCTGATGACATCTTCATCAATCCGCAAACCGGACGGGCCGCGCTCGTCCCGCGCGGCGTATTTCGAGAAATCAACCATGCGCCGCACTCCCCACGATGCCGCGCGGTGCGGTGCGCCAACCGTTGAACACCGCTTCGGCGGTGTTCGGATCGCCCAGCGTGCCCAGCTCGCGCGCCTGCTCCACCCAAAGCCGTTGCATCTGCGCGGCGGTCAACACGGCCTGGTCATAGTCCCGGGCCAACGCCTCCAAAACTTCGGTCGGCTTTCTTTTAGCAATGCACATGGTGATTTTCCTCTGTCCGTTATTCGCTAGGGCCTGCAAGCACTTCGAGCGTGTAGCCCAGGCCGATGCGCTCAATGAGTGCGCGGAGGGCGGGGCGCTGGTCGTCGCTTTCCCCGCTTGGCTTGGCGCCAGGACGGCCCCACGCATCAGAAATGAAAGGCTGCGTCACGCCTTTATTGAAAACCCGGTCGTAGTGTTCCTGACACCACGACGCGGAAGCGTCGCACGAGGCGGCGCCGCACCTGGCGGCGTCCGCTTTAGGCTCGCCGTCGATCCACTCGCATGTGCGGGGCATGGTTCCCCGTCACCAGAAGCACGCGGCGAGGAACGCGGCGAGCGCGAGCCACGCCGCCATTCTCGGGTCTTGCGGGTGGAAGCTCGCGCAGCCCCACGCCGCCAGGGCGCAGGCCCCGACGACGATCAGCTTGCCTGCCATCAGCCCGCCCGCCGGTCGAACGTCATGGCGATATAGTCTGCGGCGTCCTGCGGGCTCATGCGCGCCTTGCGGCTGTGTGCCGATCCCCGCGCGTTGACCAGGCCGACGATGCCAATGGCGCCCAGGTAGCCCATCCAGTGCTGCTTCGTCGCCAGAGCCAGCGCCAGCCAGATCAGCGACACCGCGAGCGTGACGCCATCGCGCAGCCAGCTTTGCAGCGTGGTTTCGTGCAGCACGATGAGCCGGCCGGCAGGGCCGCACGCCTCGCGCAAATCCTCGATTATTTCGTCTTGCCGCTTGATGGCATCAGCGGCCTTGTTCAGCCAGTAGTTGTTGCGGCTGTCCTCTTTCTGGATGGCGAGGCGCGCGGCGGCACGGAGCCCGATAACGAGGGCGCGCGGGCTATGCGGAATAGGAAAATTCATGGTGGTTCATCCGTGGTGGTGAATATGAAAACGCCTGTCAGGCGCGAAACCTGACAGGCGCACCAAGATCACTCCACGTCCGCTCCGTCAAGCCCGAAAACTGACAGAGCGGAGAAGTGTTAGTGGCCGGTGGAGGCTGCCGCCTGCGCCGGAGCTGCGGTGCCGTTCGCGGCGGCGGCCACGTAAGGAACCGCGTCGGACGTGTCCAGCGTGACGCTGATCGGCGCCGGGTTGGAAACGGTCACGGTCGCAACGTCGCCATTCACCACGGCGGCGCCGAAGTTCGGGGCGGACACGCTCACGGTATCGCCGCCGGGATAGGAGCCGGTCACGATCACGCCCGTGCAATCCGGCGTCAGCGCAACAGCCAGCGGCGAGTTGATCGAGCCAACGCTGACGGTCAGGCCGAGCGTGGTGCGGTCGGCCGGAGCGTTGGAGCTGAACACCAGCGGGATCAGCGTCTTGCTGCCGGTCAGGATGCTCAGGGTCTTGGTCTGGGTGCCACTCATAAAATATACCTCGATATCCAGATTTCCGCTTACGGCCTCCATGGCTAACCGCAGGCGGGACAAGAAGCGCAGCCAGGCGCGCACGATAGAACTCACGACGATACCGCCCGGGCGAGCAGCGCCGTAAGCTCCGCAGCCGTGTCCACAACCTTCAAGGTGCGAACACCGCTATTCCAAAGGGCTTCGCGACCAGGCCGCGCGCCCACGATGCAGCCATGCGACGCTTCGCGCTGCCCGGTGCGGACATCGAGCGCGGTATCGCCATGGATGCAAAAACCAGATCGGCCGTGCATGTCATAGCCCGGCGCCGGGATCAGCCGCATGGTGAACGGCCCCAGCCTATCGTGCGTGAACGGCGCACCGATTTCGTAGGTGCCAGCAGGCACCGGACCCACGTTCGCGTCGGCCGCGAGCGCGGGGTTGTTCAAGCCCGCGTCGTGTCCGGAATAGAACACCCAGGGCAGAGCCTTGCCCGTGGCGTCGTAAAACTTCCCGGCTGGGACGTGATAAATCCAGACGCTCATTTGCGCGCCGCCGACGCGAGGCGCGTGTCCTGCACGCCGTTTAGCTTCTCGAACGTCCGCATGCCGCCCATGCCGAGCATCCCAAGCAGCAGCTCCATGAGCGTTGCGGTATCGAGCGGCGGAAACGTCACCTTCGCGGCGAACATGCTGGCGAGGCCCGTGCCCAGCGGCGCCACGATGAACGAATACGCCAGGCCGGAGCCGCACACCCAGCCGATGAACGGGCGCCATCCGGCGACGAACACCGAGCCGCTTGCGGCCTCAACCTTGTTCGTGTCGCTCTGCTGCTGGTCCGCAGTCGTCAGCACTTGAAGGAGCTGCGCTTGCGCCTCGGCGGCGGCTTTTGCCCGTGCCTCGGGGTCCGGAATGAGATCGGTCAGCTTCGAAAGGATCGGGCCAAGGAGCCCAAGGAGCGGAAGCATGGTGGTAAGCATCCTTCGGTGTGGTGTTTCAGGATCGGCGCCGAGTGTATCCGGACGGGCTGCCACTGTCCACTGACATTCCGGACAAACTGCCCGGCTAGGTCCACATTCCCCAGCCGGAAGGCAGGGGGATGCTGCCGGCGGGCGGTTTCGCCGGTTCCGCCCAGCAACGCGCCTGGTAATCGCAAAACCGGCAGCGGAAGTCCGTCTGGTCGCGAGCGATCCGCGGCAATTCCTCCGGCTGCGCCGCGCGGATCACCCGCACGCCCCGGTCGGAACCCATTTGCGCTGTCGCCGCGTCGAATTTCACAACCTCTGCGTATATCTCGCAGTTGTCTTGATTCTCAGCGGTAAACAAACACCAGGCCAGTTCTTTGTATGCCATGTAAACGTGAACCTGCATCCAATAGACCGGCTTCGATACGCGCAGGCCCTTCTTTGCAAGCTCATTGAAAGAGCTGTCTTTAAGCCCCTTCATTTCCCATAACCCGGGATAGGGTAGAGTATTCGCCCACGCGAATGCTTTGTCATCGTCGAACCCGGCGGGCGCGGCCCATCCCCTCAGTACGCCGTCCAAATGCCCCGCGATGCGCGGGCGTCCGGTGTCGGGATGCGGCGCGACGCCGAACCCGAATTGCCGGCCGTCGCGGTCGTGCGTCGCCAGGTCGAACCCGCCGAGCCGCAGGTATTTCGCCATGCGATCCTCGGCGGTGTGGCCGCGCTCGAAGATACGAAGGACGCGGCCGGAAAAGTCCCGACCTGGATCCTTTGGGGCGTGCGTGTACTCCCACCACAGGGCGCGCTCGCACTCCACGCCGAGGCGTGAGCCGCCCAGGTAATCGCGCGGCTTGTCCTCGCCCCGGGCTGCGACTAGCCCCCGGTCCAAGATCGCGGTCAGGGCCTCGCTGGCGCCTGCGTCGGCGCCCGTGGCGTAGCTGGTGAAGTCCATGGTTATTCCTCGTCCAGCGCCAGCCTGCGGGCGGTATCCGCCAGGCCGGCGCGCATGGTCATGCTGTCGGGGTTGAGTAGGAGGCAGACGCGGCACAGCCAGGCCGTGCCGAGCCGCTGATGCGGGATGCCGAACATGGGCGCCGCCGCCGCGCAGCAGTCGCACAGGCGCGGCCGCAAGCGGGTTTCCGGCAGGACGCGCAGCTTGGCGCCATGGCCCGGGCTATGCCGCGAGCTGGGGCGTATTCTTGCCATCTGCCGCCGCCTTGACCTTGGCTTGTATCGCCCGGTCCGACCATCGCCAGGTCATGAGGCAGGCCGCGCGGTATCGCGTCATGCCCATAGCCTGCATCTTCGTCATGCCCAGGTGCTTTAGCTGCCCCTCGGACGGCGGCAGGGTGAGCCACCGCTTGCCCTTGCCTGCGTCGGCCGTGCTGGCGTGTTCGCGCATCCAGTCGTCTCCCTGCGCCAGCGCCACCAGCTTTTCCGTGCGCGCCGCCAGGCTGCGTATGCCGCCCTCTTTGGAGCCGCCCACGGCGAACCACTCGCCGTTGTAGTTGATGACGGCGGCCCACGCATCGAACGCGCAAGCCATGAACACCACGCCGCCCCACAGTTCTTCCCACTTGAAAGGGCTCTGCTCGAACAATTCCAATTCGGTCAGAACAAAATTGCCCAAAGCCTCCTTTTCGGTTGGCTCCCGCAGAAGCTGTCCGCACTTCTCGCACAGCTTTCGATTAGGCGAGTTTTCGTGTCCGCAGCCCGTGCATGTGCGCGGTGTGACCGGCGTAGTTTCGTGAGGAAATGAGTAGCCACAAAGCGGACACTCACGGCAAACGCCAGGCAATGCGCTCTGACATTCCGGACATTCCTTCGTGTCGCCGCCGCCGAAATCCCCATCATCCTCGATAGACCCGTGGGTGAGCAGCGACGTGCCGAAATCAAGCACGATGCAGTCGTGCTTCGTCACGTCCGGATACTTCTCGGGGTCCACGATCCGCAGGCCCCGCCCGATCATCTGGATCATGGTCGAGATATGCGAGCTGGGCCGCAGGAGGACCACGCAGCTAACCGGCTGGCAGTCCCATCCTTCCGTCAGCACGGCAACATTGACGATCACGGGGAAGTCGCCGCGGTCGAACGCCGCCACTACCGCCTCGCGCTCGGCCTGGCTCTGGCGCTTCGTGTCGCCCGTCACCGCGCGAGCATCGACGCCGGCCGCTTTGAAAGCCTCAACGGTGTGCGTCGCGTGTTCGGTGTTGGCGCAGAAAACGACCGTGCGCCGGTCGCCCGCCATTTCCTTCCACTTCGCCACGACCTGATCCGAGATTATGGAAGAATCCATAATCTCGGCCACCTGATCCATGTCGAAATCGGTTGCTTTTTTTCGCACGTCGCGGAGCTGTTCTTGCACGCCTACGTCGATTACGAAGGCCTTGGGCTTCACGAGGAAGCCGCCGCTTATCAGCTCGCGGAGCGTGATGGCGTCCGCGACATTCGAGAACACAGCTTTAAGCGTTCGCTTGTCGCCGCGCTTGGGGGTGGCCGTGACGCCGCCCACGAGTATGTCCGGATTGGCGCGTTTAAGCGCCGCCAGGATTTTGAGGTAACTGTCTGATGTGACGTGGTGCGCTTCGTCGATCAGCACGCTTTTGAAGGGCGGCAGTTCGTCCAGATGGTTCACGACCGTCTGCATCATGCCGAACGTCCACCCGTCGCGGGCGATTCGCTTCCTGTCCGACAGGTAGAAGCCAAGCTCCATGGACCTATCGCAGCGAAAAAACGTCTTGCTGTTCTGTGTGACCAGCTCGGGCACGTGCTGCAACACCAAGCCGGGGGAGGGGAGGCGCTGCGCGGTGCTTGCCAGCATCACGGTTTTGCCGGCGCCGGTCGGGGCGATGCCGAGGGTGTTCCCCTCGGCCTCTATCTTCTCGCAGAAGCGGTCAACAAAGACCGCTTGGCGGGGGCGTAGCTGCATCGCGGCGCCCTCCGATCATTCGCCGCCGAAGGCGATGGCTGCCGCGTCTGGCGGGTTCGCGGCCTCATCCTCGAACGTGATCGTGCCCAACTCAGGAAACCGGGCGCGGATGGTGGCCCGCGCCTCCGCTGCCTGGCCTGGCGCCCCGTGCACGGCGAGCTTGAGCAGCGCATCAAGCGGCAGGTTGTCCGGTATTAAATGCTTTGCGGCCTCCGTCCGGTTTCCATTCCGGACAACTGGGCGTTGGGGAAAGCTGATAATGGTGGCGGTGCGTAATTCTGACGGCTGGGTGGTGGTCGTCGTCATCGGTGCGGTGGCTTTCTAATGGCGGCGGTTTCGTTTCGTCATAGATATTTCATCACGAAATCAAAACCTGACGTTTTCGTGAATGGCTGGCTTGTATCGGCGGGGCGTTCGATCCGCAAGTGCGTCTGTCACACTTTGCAGCAATTCTCCCCGCCGATATCTGGCTGTAATCCCTGGCCTAAAACGGTATGTCGTCGTTGATATCGAGCCCGTCCGCCGTCTTGCCTGGGGTCTGGGTTGCAAGCCACGCGGGGGCTTGCTGGCCGAAGGGCGCGGGGGGCGGCGCCGGGGGCGGCGCCGGGGGCGGCGCCGGTTGCTGGGCGGGCTGCTGCGCGGCAAGCGCGAAGCCGAAGCCGCCAGCGGCCGGCGCAGCTGCTGGCGCACCGAAGCCCGCAGAAGCCGCCGGAGCGCCGAAGCCCGCCGCCTGCCCCGCAGGGGCGCCGAAGCCCGCGGGCGCGGCCATAGCGCCCTGTGCAGCCGCCGGAGCCGCTGCCCGCGGATAGCCCGCCGCCTTGGCCGCTTGGAGCGTCTGCATCTTCTTATAGGCGGCGCTCTGCGGGTTCGGGCTCAGCCAGTTGGCGATGCGGTTCTTGTCCTCGTAGCCGTTGGCGCCCTTCTCGATGCCGATTTCGACCGGGATCGGCTGCCCCGCCTGGCAGGCCTGGCGCATGATGTTCAGCGCCTGGTCGAAGCTCCGCACCGTTTGGTAGGTGGCGGGCTGGCTGGGCACGAATACCCCCAGGCTCTCCATGATGCGGCAGATTGCCCCCATCGACATTTCCCGGCCGGCCGCCTTGGCGTTCGCGTCGTCGGGGTCCGACAGCATTGTGAAAATCTTGCGCTTGGTGAAAGGCCCCTCGGCCACGGTCAGCTCGATATTGACGAAGCGCGCGCCGGTTTCTCGGCCAAAAGCAACATCCTTGGGGAAGGCCATCACGTAGGCGAGCGTCCCGCGCGGGATCAGATCGCCGGAGCCGCCCATGGTGGAATGGTCGGGTGCAAAATCCATGGTTTACGTCCTGAGTGAAAGAGGCTTGTCAGTAGCAGAAACGGACAGACAGCGCAGCCCTAAACGAGCGTGCCGCCGGCGGGGGCCTGGTTGGAGAGCGTCAGGTCTTGGCGCTGGCCGCTGTTCATCTTCGCCAGCAAAGCGGACAGGTCCGGCCGCTCCACGGTGGAGAGGCAACCGCTGCGGTCCTTACCCGGCAGGCCCCAGGGGTTCGCGGTGCAGACAAGGCCGCGCTCCGTGCCGTCAAGCTGGGCGTGCTGCAAGGTGCCATCGACCACGTTAAACCGGGTGAGGGTCATCACCTGATCGAAGATGCCGGGCAGCTCGCGGCCGGCCTTCCCGCCCTCGATCTGCGGCGAGTAGGTGACGCGGTGCATTTCGTCCTCGTGCCGGTCGAGGATGCCAACCACCATCACGTTAAACGGCGCGTGTTGTAGCCTGGTCAGCCAGCGCACCATTTCCTTGCCCAGCAGGCCGTACACGCCCCGGGTGTCCTTCTTGCCCGTCTTTTCGGACAAGGCCTCCGGCTGGCGGGCGCACCAGGCATAGGCCCAGCGCGAGGCGACGGTGATGCTGTCCACGTAGATCGTGCGGACGTTCGCCAGCAGCTCATCGCGGGGGCCGATGGCGGCCACGTAGCTCGCGTGAGCCTCGGGGCTGTAGGGGCCGGGGACCATGCCTTGCGCGGTCAGCTCGTAGTCGCTGTGATCGGGGCCCGCCGCGATGCACGCCAGCGCGCGGGCGACTTCCCAGGCGGGGATGCCCAGGGCGGCCGCCATTTTGAGCATGTCGAGCGTGCTGCCGCGCCAGGAGCCCAGCGCCAGCGTTCCGGCCTCGCCGTCCATGAACAGGGTATCGGCCGGATTGAGGCTCCGCGCGAGGGTGGTCTTGCCGGCGCCGGACGTGCCGACGATGGCGGCCTTGATGTTCGAGGGCGCGGACAAGCGTTCGTCCGCGGTCGTAATCCATTTGCTCATTGGGTGCGTGTCTTTCTTGTGGTGGTTAGGCGGTGAGCTGCTTGATTGCCCACATGACGGCTTCCTCAAGCGAGGTCATCGCGAGAGAATTATAGCGGCCGTGCGGAAGCAGCTTGAAAAGGCTCTCCAATTCCTCGGCTTGCTTCTTGATAGCGTCGTGCAGGATCACTTCGCTATTTTCGAGTTGACGATAGCGCGGCCGGAAACGGGACGTGCTGATGGGCGTCTCGGCCTGGCGTTGGTCCGCCCTGCCTTCGTATAGGTCTGCCATTTTACCCTTGTGCGTTAGGTGGTTTTCTCGATGACGATTTTCGGTTCGCCAACCTTCACGGTGCGCGCATCAATCACGCGCGTCCGCAATCCTGTCGGAATGTTCTTCCAGGCTGCTTCTGGAATGGACACTTCGATTTTGAAAAACGGCTCGCATTCGTCGCGGGTCATAGACATTGCGACGCTAAGCAGGTGCGCGCTGTCCCATTTGACATCCCGCTTGGCCTCGCCCTTCACCAAGAAGCCGTCGCCAACGGCCATCGTGAACGTGCCGGCGCCGTCCGGGGTCTTGCGCAGAAGCGCGACCTTGAGGCCTTCCAAATGCCTGTGCCGCAATTCTTCTTGCAGATCGGCCAGGGCCTCTTTTGCCATCTTGGCGACGGCAATCTGTTCCTGCTGCTCGGTGTAGAGCGCAGCCGTGGGCCATCCACGGTAAGGGGTATCAGCCACGGCTTTCGCTCCGCATGAATTTCGTCAAGTTGACCGGCAGGCCGACAAGCCGCCCCAGCTCCACGAGCAGCGCCAAGCCAGACGCCGGCACGGTGCCGCGCTGCTGCCACTTTTTGGCTTGCTCGTTCGTGATGCCGACGCCGTGCTTGCGCGCGAGCGCCGCCAGGTTGGCAGGGCCGTGGAAATGTTGCACCAAGCCCCGGCCGTCGAAGCCGCGCTGGTCGCTGTGGGGTTTGTCAGTCTCCATGCCTGACAAAATACACACGGGACAAATCGCCCCGCAAGCCCCCTTTCACGGTTTTGTGGTCAGCGGTTGTCAGTAACGGGGTGTTGACCGAGGGCCAAACTGTCCCTAATGTCCGCTGATCGACGGACAAAACGATTGACAGGACAGGAACAAAAACATGCCGCTTACGAGATATTCTGCTGCTCCGACCGCGGAAAATGAGCATCCCGCCGGAAGCCGCGACATGGTGAAGCGCGAGCTGGCGCGCGTATTGAACCAAAGTCTATTGCAACGCAACATGAGGCAGAGCGATCTTGCCCGTGCCGCCGATCTGCCGCGCGAGTTGATTTCGAGCTACTGCCGGGGCCGGTCGATGCCCACTCCCCTGTCGTTGCAGAAAATTGCCGTTGCGCTGGGATACAAGACGGTAGAGGAATTTCTACCGGAGATTAGTGCTGTGGCTGCTGACGACGAAAACCCCGCCCTCGACATTCGCCAGGTTGCCGGCCACCCGGATAAGGTGTGGCTCCGCATCAACCAGATGGTGAGTTTCCAGGCGGTCGCGAAAATCATGGCGATCCTGCAGGAGGACAAGGCCGAGAACGCCGCGCGCACGAAGTGACGGCCGAAACCACCACCCCGCCGGCCGACCCCCTCCTGACACAGGAGGAAGTGGCACGGCGGCTCCGCAAGAGCGTGACCACCATAGAGCGCCTACGGAAAGCCGGGCGCCTGGACTACCTGCCAGGCCGGCCCGTGCTGATCCCCGAGAGTGCCTTTCGCGCATACCTTGAGAGAGAAATAACATGCCACGCGAAGCAGCCCCGCCCCGCCTCTCTACTAAGCCCAATTCGTCCGGAATGTGGGAAATCATATACTACGATAACGGACACACGCGCCATGTCTCAACGGGGCAGAGAGATCGCAAGGCGGCGAACCGCGTCCTGGCTGGGTTCATTATCGAGCATGAAAAAGTAAAAGCACAGCGCGCAAAGCGGACAGTTCGCGAGCTGGTCGAATTCTACATGGAGCATCATGTCGCGGAGCGCGTGGTGGCGAAGGACCGCGCCGAGTTCTGCGCGGTGCCGATCCGGGCATTTTTCGGTGACTTGCATGTGGGCGATATCGACGACGCCCATGTGATTGAATACTCGGCCCGGCGCCGGAGCGGAAAGCTCGGCCGCACTGTGGGCGACAGCACAATCCGCCGCGAGCTTGGCTTCCTGGGGGCGGTGCTGCGCTACGCGATCAAGAACCGGAAGCGTACCGGCGTGAGCCACGACGACATGCCGAACATCGAACGGCCGGAGGCGGCCCCCGCGCGCGAGCTGGTGCTGTCGGACGCCCAGCTCGACGCGCTGCTTGCCGCGGCCCAGCCGAAGGCAGAGCGGCGCCTTAGCCGCGCCTACCGCTTCATAGCCCTCGCTCGCTGGACCGCGGCCCGCAAGGCATCCATCGAGACGCTGGCCTGGTCGCAAGTGGACCTCGATCTTGGCCTGATCGACTTCCGGAAGGAGGGAGAGAAGGAGACGAACAAGCGCCGCGTCGCGGTCCCGATAGACGAGCCCCTGATGGCTGTCCTGCGCCGGGCACACGCGGAGCGCCGCCCGGACCCCAAGACCGGCAAGCTCAATCCCTGGGTGCTCGATAACCCCGGCGCGATCCGCAAGACGTTCGACCACGCCGCCGAGCTGGCGGGGCTGCCGGCCGTCACGCCGCACACGCTGCGGCACACCTGGGCGACGAAGGCCGACCGCGCCGGCGTGGACCTGCGGCAGATCGCGGCCATGCTGGGCGACACCGAGGAAACCGTGAAGCGGGTCTATATCCACCGCGCGGCCGAGAACATCCGCGACGCCTTTGCCCTCATGAAACAGGCGGCGGCGGCCGAGAAAGCCGGGGCGGAAACCGGGGCGGATGCCGGGGCGAATTCGCCCGAACGGGGCGGTTCAAAAGACGGACAACGCCGGACAATGACGGCCGCCGCGTAGCTAAACCGTTGAGATTTCTGTCAGGCGAAAACGCCTGACAGACCCCTTTCGCTGCCCTCCGAAGGCAGAGGCCGATGGTTCGAATCCATTCGGGTCCGCCAGTATGCGGCCTAAGACATTGAAAATGTGCCGGATTTTCTCGCCGGATCTGTTTGGCCCACACTCGGGCCGACATCCGAAATCGTCCGCTTTTCGCACCTAGAGGCGTGCTAGCCTCACAACAACGTGTTCGGTAGGGGCACATACCGCCGTTACGGCATCTGCTGCAAAGTGGTGTGCGCGTTCGGCTCGACTACGATCACAGGCACGAAGGTCTTTAGCTTGGCAGGCTGGTAGGTCGGTTGGAACCAGTCGTCACCGTTCGCTGCGTTCTTCGATGTGCACCCGGCGACGCCTAGCACCGCAATTAGGAGCGCCACCAGCGAACAAGCCTTCTGAAGTCGGTGTGGCATCTGTGCCGCCTGTCTGTTGCGGCCTCTATGCGCCGTTGAGACGACGGACACCAGAAATCCGCTCCACGCTTGTTCTCCCCATGTTCTCGCCCTAGCCTGCGGGCATGCCCGATGAACGCCCCTTCACTCCCGCCGATCCCGCCGACCTAGAGCAGGCCCTCGCCCACGCTCTCCAATACGACGGGCGGAAGCGGTTCAAGGTGTCGGGGGAGATGATGGATAAGATCACGGCGGCCCACCTGGTGGAGTGCCTAAGGCAGTCTGGGTATGTCGTTATGAAGAAGCCGCCCGCGCGACCACACAGCTACAGCCCTGGCAAGGATCGCGGTGGCGAGTAGCATCCCCTCCTTCGGGCCCGAACGAGACTGAGCGCCGGGGACAAATTAGATCAGTTGTCTTCAAACACCTCGATAATATTATGCGCTTTGTTGCAGAACATGCGAAGGGCATCGAAGATCGGAACTGTGCCGAAATGTTCTTCTTCGGCAAAGGTGATGTGTAGTGAGGCGTCGAAGACGTATTCCGGGCAATCCTTGGCAATTAAAGCAACAACTGTTCCGCCCTCATCGTCAACGCTCCAGTTGGCAACAGTGCTTACGTCGCCATTCGCAAACGCGATTTGGGGGAACTGCACAGCGAGCGGTTTCGGCCGCACACCCAGTAGCCGCCGATGTTTCCGCATAATATCGAGGCGATGAAGGGAGCAAAGGATTGGGTCTCCACCCTCGTAAGGCTGCAAATCTTCAAGGATAACACGGTATTCGTCGCTCAATGACGCCATAAACCTACCTACGCGAGTGTTGTGGCTTGTAAGGTCGGTGGCGACGTTTACGAATGGAAATTGCGCTAATCGAGCATCTGTCACGCCGCAGCGGACGGCCAATGCACTTGCCAGAATATCTAGAGAGCTACGTATCGTGTTAATGTAGGCGCCTACCTCGACACTGAACCTCAAAGGCAACTCAACTTTCGTTCCGACAATAAGAACATTGCAGTCAGACCTTGGCCCAGCGTTGCGGACTTCGATCAACTTGTTTGCACGAAGCCATTCGTCTGCGCGTCCGATGAGTTCCGGTATTTGCTCCCGCGCCCACTCAAGCGACGCGTAAGCGTGCTGAAGGTCGTCACGCACAGCTCAATCTCCAATGATTGACCGATAAGTTCAATCTAATACCGCTGTTAAATCCGGCCTCAGCTTGTATTTTGAGGGCGCGAAGCGAAGATGTCGAGCGATCGGGATACGAGGATCGTCCGATAGCGGAATGTGCACGACGAAATTCCGGCATGCTACCACACACCTTCCATCTTCAACCTTGAATGAGAAGGGATTTGCCCAAATGCGGGCGTTGGGGTTTGTTATCGGAAGGCTTCCGCCGAGGATCATCTGACTCATGACCGGCATCTGGGGATGGAATTTGAATGGATTGAAGAATTGCTGCCGCATAAGTAATCCGCTTTGCGTTACGACCACGCGATAGCCATATTCTGAGACTAAGGCTAGGTAAGCGACGGCCAGCCCCGCTATGATATTGAGTTGGCTGACAGAGCCTGGTCCAAAAGCCTTCGCGGTCGTTAGGTCTCGAATTGCCCTATCATAGTGACGGCCCTTCCAGCTGTTACAGCCGCTGCCGTGAATCTGGTTTCCTTTGTATTTCAGCGGGGCTTTACAAAGTAAGAGATTTCCGGCTCTGACATTCTTTGGTGTCGAGGGGTCTGCACGCACAATAGCCGGATCTTCCCTTAATGACTGCTGCGGGATTAGATGTTCTAAGTCAAAATCCTGCTGGCTCAGCCTTCGGCCGCACGCGCAGCACATTAATAGTCCCGATTGTTCCTCTTGCGGCGCGAAAGCCAGGAAGTCCGCGCGCATCTTGTGCCAAAGCTTCTCTCGAATAGAGGCTTCAGAAACTTCGCTCATACCGAAGCCAGGCACTTAGGCGGTTGCCTAGTCACTGGAACGCAGTCGCCTGTTCTTGATCATCGGAACAGCATGTTAATCCCTGTCAAAGGCTAACTGTGATGCTGGGTTGCGCAATATAATTCTCTATAGCCTCATCCGTGCCAAGGATTGCCACCGTCGATTGCCACGGACGCCCCTCCATGTCGGTTGAGGTTTCCTGCCCAATGTGAAGAATGTAGTAGCCGTGAACTGAGATGTAATGGTTAAGGCAACCATTGAAATCTCTCGTTCCATCCATCGGAAAATTGCAATGCTCACATCCTCGCAGGACGTCCGAGGATATTCGAGCAGTGTGCAGCGTGCTCTTGAAGTTCATAAGTTCCTCTAACCTCAAAATTTTTTGTATTCGTCTGTAGTACCGGAGACTTCTTTACCGAGTTCCTTGCTAAATCTCTGCGCCCGCCAATCTAAGTAATCGATGCGGCCTTCCGCGCTATATATGTGTGGCAAAGCTCCAGGATGGCCCCCCGACCGTCGGTCCCCTCGGGGATCAGATGGATTATGGCCTCAGACATCGCCTCACACACCTTCTGGTAGGAATTGCCATCGGCAACGCGAGCCTTTGCCCAGCCAAGCGCGGCCTGAGCCAACGCAGCTTCATTGCTCATTTCAAATTAATCCCAAAATGATTTCAAGCACGTCATCATACTGCGGGTTGAGCAAGCTTAAAAGCTTCTGTTTCGTAACCTTGCCCCCGCTCCGCCCCCGTTTTCAGGAATGAACTGCACGCCAGCGGCCTCCAAGGCAGCGCGCAGTGACGCTACAGTCGTCGCGTAGGGCGCGCGACTTCCCCCCTCAAAGTCCGCTATCGTCTTACGTGCGACGGATGCCGCCCGTTCAAGATCTGTCTGGGACCAATCAAGAAGGGCGCGAGCGGCGCGGCATTGCGAGGGCGTCATCGTCCTAGGTTACTCATTTTGCGTTGACTAAGCTAGAGGCCGCGCTTACTCATTTTGAGCAGCCGAGCGGGTGCTGGAACACTCCGCCCGGCCTAACCTCAGGATGGAGTGAGCCATGCCTAAAGCTGGAAGTGTGTCTACCACGAGGCGCCGCGTCGCGCCTGCCGAACGTTCGCAAGCGATAGCAATAGCTACCATTGCGCGTCCAAAACTCACGATTGTTTCGAGCCGGAAGACTCGCGATGGATCTAGGGAGGCTTGTCTTCAGGGCGTCGCACGGCTGATGCGGCAGTATGAAGCCAATCCTGTCGGGATGGAGTGGATTGCGCTCGTGCTAGTCATGCACACGGCGGAAGCCCGATCCGAGCGCCTGCACGAACTGGACGCCCGCAAGCGGGTGGTGCTGGCATGACCCGCCCGACCCGCCGCGCCGTTCTGACCGGCGCCAGCCTCTCCCTGATCGCCGGGCCTGCCGTGGTCGCCAGCGCGGCCAGCATGTCCAGCAACCCGGACGCGGCGCTGTTGGCTGCGTGTGCAGCCTTCCATGCCGCTGAACACGCAACAAACAACAGAGGCGATATCTCCGACGATGAAGGAGATATTCTCTGTCTTGCGTATCATGACGCGTTGTCGGTCGTGGAGGACATGGAGCCGCAAACCCCTCAAGGCGTCGCCGCGAAGGCTCTTGTGGCCCACAACGCGCTCCTGGCAGGCGTGAGCGGCCTCGTTGGTGTCCCATGGCGTGACCAAGCCGATCTCTTCGAACGGGTTTCCATCGACGTTCTAGCCCTAGTTGCGAGCGCCCACATTCCGGCCGCCGTCTCCTTCCACGATCCGGCAGACGTGGCCGTGCAAGCTGCGTGCGCCAGGTTCTACGCCGTCAACGTCGAGCTGCGGCGCGTGGTGGCGGCGGCTAAAGGCCTGCGCATCCACACGCCCGAATGCCAGGCGCAGGAAGACGCTGTGGCCGTCCTGAACGATCAGGTGGACGAGGCGGTCGATGCCGTGGCCGACGCACCACCGGCCTCGCTATGGGGCATGGCGCACAAGGCCAGGCTGTTGCTCGCCATGCCGCCAGAGATGGACGATACGACGCGCGCGAGGTTTGGCGAGGCGATCGCGCGTGACTTGCTGGTGCTGTCGGGAGAGGTGGCATGAACCCCAAACCCCTGAGCATTCATAATCTGGAACAGGTGGGCTTTGAGATACAGGGTGTCGCACAGACCTTGCGCGCGTTTTGCACCTCTGAGCTGGCTGAGGGCCTTGAAATGTCCATGGACATGTTGGCGGAGAATGCGGCCCGTGCCGCTGCCGACATCGCTCGATTTGTTGAGGAACAAACAGTTGCTCGGCGGCTTGCTGGGCGAGGTGCGGCATGATGGGGCGCGGATTTCGCTGGCCGTCGCCTTCCTACGGTCCAGTTAAGCCCGAACCGCCGCTTCCGCCGTGGAAGCCTGTGATTCGCAAACCTCGGCCGCCCAAGGCGGGGACTGGGAAGTGACACGGTGCGGGGCGCTGTTGATGGACGGCCGCCGCATCCACGTCAGATTTAGGCGACGACGGTAGGGGGGTGGAGGCCGGGGCTTAAATCCCGGCCTTTTCTTTGTTGTGATTGCCTAAGCGTAGAAGCCGAGATTGGTCCCGCTTCCGGTCGTGCCCGCCACGCTACCGGGGAAGTAGCTGGTGCCGCCCCCCTGCGTGTTGATCCCCGCACCCAGCGAAACCGCGAAGCGCGTCCCCGTCGCTCCAGTCCCTGCGAAGGTCACAGCGCCCAGAAGGTTCGACCAATCGCCGCCGTTCGCCAGGCAGAAGGTGGTGAAGGCGGGCGTTCCGGCCGTGGTGATGGTGATGGAGCCGAACACGTTGATGGAGCCGCCGAGCACGCTTTGATAATGGTAGGTTGCGCCGCCGCTGATCGTATAGCTGCTGCCAAGCGTGATGACGCCGCCTGACGTGTAGATATGCGCGCCTGTTGTCGGGCCGAACACGATGCCGCTGTTGACGTTAATGTTGCCCCCACTGTTCGAGGATATGCCGCCGGTCAAGGTGGCGTTGGAAACCCCGATATTGGCGCCCAGATAGTCCGCGATGTTCCCGGAAATTGTGGTGCTGCCGGAACCGGCGCCAACAATCGCAATGGGCGAGGTTTGCCCCGTCGCCAGGCCGGTTACGCTCACTGCGCCCGAGTAAGTGCCCGCGCCTACGTTGATCGTCGCGCTGAAGCCGTTGAAGTCATAGGAATTGTAAAGCGCATTCATTGCCGCCTGAATTGTGGCGAAGGGCGAGGCCAGGGATCGCCCATTGTTCGCCGTGTCGTTGCCGTTGCCGGAAGACACATACAGTGTGAGGTTGGCCGTCAGTTTTTGGCGGAGCTGCGAAAGCTGCGCGAGAAGCAACGGGGAGCCAGGGGCGGGGGCGATGTTGGCCGCTGTGATCTGGGTTTGTCCGTTTGTCACTGAAACAACGTATAGCGGCGTCCACCCAGCCGTTGCGCCAGGAGTTGCCTGCGTGCCTGCGGCGGCGGGAGTTCCGGCAATGAGCTGCAAGGATGCGCGCTGAGTGATAAGCGTGTTCTGCGCGCCGCCGCTGTTCGATGGGCCAGAATAGGGCGCGGACGGGTTGGAAGCGTTATAGTAAGGCAGAACGATCGGGTTGCTGCCAACCTCCAGGAATTGGCATTCGATCAAATAGTTCTGCGAAAACCCTGCCGTGCTGGGGGGCGTGATCGCCAGCGTGGTTGCTGAGACGTTGATGCCCATTTTCATCAAGGGGTCGGCCGTGTCGGCGGGCAACGAGCCGTAGGGGTTTTGGTCAATGACGTTCATCGAGGCAATCATGCCCCGGTTGACGGTCACGGTCAGGTTCGGCGTGGGGCTGTTAGGAACGCAAGACAGGCCGTTCACAACCGTAGTGCTGCCAAACGTGGCTTCGGCCAGGTAGCCGATAGCGACCATGGCATCACGATTCGCATTCAGGACATCGGTGTCTAAAACCATCTGGCCGGGGTAGTTTACAGTCCTGTCCACGCTTATTCTCCGCCTTGGCGTTGCTGGGTTGGGTTCTCTATCTGCGATGCCTGCACGGATGCGCCGCTGCCGTATTGAAAGTGCCCATAACCTGCCAGCGGGTTGCCGCTGAAAGTCGGGTGCGTAAAGGGTGCGGGCCGCGCCGCTTCGGATATAGCGACCGCCCGCTGTCGGTGTTTTTCCCGGACACTTGCCGACTTGCCCGGCGCGGCGACTGTCAAGCCGCGCTCCGTTGGCGCTGTGTTAAACAACGCGAAGTTTCCCTGCGGCGATCGCCGCCAGATTTTCCCGGAAAGCGGCGTCATCATCGCGGGCAACCGTCCCCTGTGAAGTTTTGCCCTCCGCAAACTCCCGGATTCGCTTGGCGTCGTAGCTTTCCTCGCCGCGCAGAAGCAGGATCTTGCCAGTGCGGTCAGCTTCTTCCGTCAATTCGGCCACCCGACCAACAATTAGCCGGTCCTCTGGGGTGATGAAGACGAAACGCTCCGCCTCATTCTTCAGAAACTCGCTCATTAGAGGATGCCTCCCCAAAGGGCGGTTTCTTCCGGCACGGATCGCAGACACTGGCGAAACTCAACGGGCTGATACTGCGGGTGGGCGTGTGTGATCGGCGCCAGCTTGCTACCGTCGAAAGGGAGCTTGCACCCCGCCGACATCGCCTTACGGATCACGGCATTAGCGCCCTCCGACCGGGTAACTGCGGCCCGCATGGCGGCAAGAGCCGCGTCAAAGTCCGCAGCCGCCGCCACACGCTCTTTCGCGCCCGCCCGCAACACGTCCACGTTCGCCAGTGCATGGGATTCCTCGTGCGCCCTGGCGGCCTCGGATGCCTTCCGCTGAAGGGTCGCCACAAGATTCTGCATGAAAGTCACGTGCGCTTCCGCGTCGCGCTGCGCCTGCTCCAGATCCACCGGGCGCTTCATGCTCCCGGAGCTGGCTACACCTTCAACGGCCCGCAAATATGCGTCGCGCGCCGATGCGGCTTTCCTCTCAGCGTCCGCAAACTCGCGCTTTGCTGCCTCCAGTCGCTCGCCGCTAGCTGCATGTTCCGCAGCCGCCGCGTCGATGATAGTCTTATTCACAAGGCCGTCTGTATCGAGCATGTTCAATTTTCCTGCTGTTAGTAGAGAAGTCGTTTAACGGTTGTCGGGGCTGGACCGAGCGCCGAGAGGTCGGTCAGTGCCCATACCAGCGCGTCCAGCCTGTCGGGGGACGGGCCGGATTCCATTGGGCACCACTCGCAAAGCTGATCTTCAAGCTCAGGGAAGTTGCCCACGTGGTGCACCATCCCTTGCTCGTAGAGGGCGACCACAGGCTCAGCACGCACCGCCTTGCCTCTCGTGGCAGTCACCTTCTTAACCGGTGCACGCGAGCCAACACTGCGGATCGTGGCTTCCACCATCTCGCCGCCGTAATTCGTCTCTGCGATGATGCGGTCGGCCTTAGTAGCGATGAACAAGTCAATTGCTCGCCTGGCCCAATTGCGGGGGGTGAACTTCCCGCTTCCATCGCGCAGAACGTAGCAGTGACCGTTAGCGGCCTTGCCGACCACGACAATGCCAGTCTCCGCACCGCCCCGGTTGCTGGAACCCGCGGGGTCAATCGCCACCACAACCCGCTTCAGATCATCCGGCGCCTGCGTTACGCGGCTGCTGTCCAGCATGTCACGGTTCCACAGAGCGTCCTCAGCATCGTTGAGGATCTCCGCATCGAGTTCCTGCCGGCCGAGCGTGGTCCCGGCATACATCGTCTTCAGGTGCTCGATTGTGCTGGCGTCTAGGTTCGCCGCGTTGTCGAACGTCTTTGACCGCGTCGTGACCGTGGACGGCATCGCCAGGATGGCGCGGATTAGCTTCTGGCGCTTGGGAGTGGTCGAGATAACAGCGGCTGGCGCGTCCCCCTTCGGACCGGGCACACGAAGCGCGAGCTGCGTGTTGCTCCAAACGTCCGCCTGATTTGCCCAGCTCGTAAGTTCGTCGCCCCAAACCCAGTCGAGATTGAGGCCACGAATGCGGTCCGGTTCCTCGCTAGACAGGCAATGCGCCACCGCGCCATTCGGCCACACAAGGCGGCGCTGCGACGGCTCGTGGATGGGCATGCACCACGGCGGCGACACCCTGAGGATTGCCGCCACCTGGTCGCGGCGCAACGTGTCGGCGGTGGGGCCAACAAGCCCCACAGAAGCCCGCCTGCCGCTTTCCACCTCCGCCCGCGTCGCCTCTGCGGCAGAACGCGTCTTGCCGCTTCCACGCCCGCCCAGCATGAGCCACGTGCGGAATGCGGTGCGGGGGGTAAGCTGGTCAGACCGCGCCCACACCGGCCAGTCGTATTCCAGCGCAAGCAACTCGTCCGCCGTAAGCCCGGAGAGGGCCGCGCGGCGGCGGTCCTCCGACATGGCGAGCAGCCCGTCAGTAAGTGCGCTCATGACGCAGACCTTCGTGCCGGGTTTAGTGGCGCGAGTTGCGCCACTTGGGGCGAAAGCGGAGACAATCTCCCCCGAACTATGCCAAGGAAACGGCAGAAAAGCGCCATTCGGAATGGGGTCAAATTGCTCGGCCCACATTGCGGCCCACGATTTCGTTTGTGCATCGCTCAGCCCGCCGCTTCTGGAGTTGGCTGGTGCTCGATCACTTCGGGCGCGGCCATGCGGCCAATCTTGCCGAGGATGCGGTCCACCAGCGTCGCTGTGTCGTGCTGATTTGGCGCGGGCGCGTTAGCCACCACTGCCGCACTCAGGCGCGGGAAGATGAACGGGCACGCCGCCGTTGCCGCCTGAACCCGCACCTGCACGTCGTTTTCCGCGTCACCCGCGATTTCAACTAAAACCGCCAACGGGTCCTGCGCGGTTGTCAGCACTTCGCGGACGCGGGATTTAGCCAAATTGCGCATCGCCTCCGGTCGCGGGGTTTTGCCCCTCCAACCGGTTCCGGGCTTCCTTCCGGCACCAATTCTTTTCCCACCAGAAGGCATCTCAGAGGCGCTGACTTTTTTTCACGTTATGATTATACGCGCCGAGTTGCGTGACCTCAAGATATGGGCAATCAGACTCCAATAAGGTGCTGACTATATCACGCAAATCCCCAATGCGTCTGCATGTGTCAGCGCTCAGCATAGCCGTGGAAAATTATTTTTGGTGCTCCGAGCCTGCTTCGGATGGTGCTTTGTGCTTTGGGTTCTATAGAACCCCAAAAGCATCCGAAGCACCGAAGCAAACTCCGAAAATACGTTCCCAGAGCAATCCAAAGCAATCCGAAGCAGAGGAGATTGTGGGGGGGTCATAAGGTCCATACCCAGTCACGGTTGAAGGATATAAAAGCGTTGCGCTTGAGGGTGTTAAGGGCGTTGTTCTCCGGTCCATACCCCTTACGATCTATGTCGATCGATCCATCCGAAGCAGTCCGAAGCATGTCCTCCGAGAACCATCCACGGTCCACAAGTCGTTTCCGAAGCAAAACGCGCTTGACGGCTTGAACCGGGGGGTAGCCTAGGCCTGGTGTGACCGTCTGGCCCTCGCAGTCCAGGAGGCCGCGCAGCTCGCGTAGCATCACGGCTGGTGCATCGCGGAGGCGTCCTTCTTTTGCGGTGTTCGCGCCCGCCTTGAAGTCCGCGCCGGTTGGCTCCGCGACTGGTGCTGTTACGGGGTCGCCGTCGATATCCGGGGGGAAGCTATGGACGCCCAGCGTAAAGGAGAACGTGCCGTCCGAGGGGCCATTGCGGTTCTTTCCCATGCTGACTGTTCGGGGTTCCGCCCGCTGGCCCTCAAGGTAGAGAGTCACGTCGAAGTCGCCGTTGAGGACGCTGTGACCGCGTGGCGTCATGGAGTCTTTGGGCGGGTGGTGGAGGGAGAGAACCGCGCTGTTGCAGATCATGGTGAAGCCGCGCGCCACCTTGACTACGTGCGACATTGAGTCAGGATCGTTCTCCGCTAGGCCAGGGAATGAACGGGCAATCGTGTCCAGGATGATTAGGCCCGGCTGGTGCGCTGTAATGAGCGACTCGATCTCCTCCACGTGCGGGCTGCCGGGGCTGAGGAAATCCACGGGCACGGGCTGAAGGAAGAAGTTCGGAGCGTCGCCCATTCGCTCATACAGCGCCTTTACCCGCTGCTTCATGCCGGTGCCGTCTTCCGCCGCGATGTAGAGAACGGGGGTCGGGCGTGTGCGGTGCCCAAATACGTCCAGACCTAGCGCGGTTCGGTAGCCGAGGAAGGGGGCCAGTGCTGACTTCGCACTGCCCGGCAAACCGATGAGGCCGCCGTGATCACCTTTCGACAGCAGACCCTTAATGACGTAGTCGCGCGGGGGCTCAATCGCGCATTCACTGGGGGTGAGAACGTGGATCTTCTGCGCTGGGCGCGCACGCTTCTCCGCGCGCATCTCGACAATCGCAAGCCGTTCGCTCATCGCCGCGCTCCCATCACCAGGGGAGCGCCCCTGCCGTTGTTTAAGCCCCATTCGATCGTCTTGGCGGCCCCGGCTAGGTTTGCCGCGCCAGCTGCCTCCACAGCCCGCAGAAGTGCCTGCGCCGCCTCGTTGGCACTTACGTCTGCCAGATCAAGCAACCCGCCGATGGTTCGAGAAGCAGCGCGCAGGCGGTAATGCTTCTGCCCCTCCGGTGCGGTGCGGACGGCAGTAAGGCTGCTTTCGATCAACCTCCATGCCGAGTTTGCCTCTCTGTTGCCGTTGGCCGCTCGGGGTAATTTCGTCGCAACTTGCGACGAAATGGGCTGAGGGAGACGGGGCAGCGCGATTTCCGCAAGCCACTCGGGCCAATCTGCGATCGGCGCCCGGTGCTGCACGGCACCACCACAAACAGCCCAGGCGATGACGTAGCCGCCTTCCGCCCGCACATCGACGCCAGGCGCTATCTTTGACTCCGAGTTGCGCATTCCCTCACGCGCCCGGAAATAGAAGTGCTGCCCGCCGCTACGGGTGCGAACGATCAGGGTTTCGGGCAGGTATGAGGCATACTCAGCCATCCAATCGTCGCTGCCGTGTCGGGGGTCGGTGTCCAGAACATCGAAGCCGCTCGCGGCGCCGGTTGGCATACCGATGAGCTGGCCCCCATATCGCGCCCACAGTTGCCGGACTTCTTGCGGATCGGAGCTGGCATTCTTGAACCCGTTAGGTGTCGCGGGCTCTTTAGTGACGCGGCACGGGAAGACGGGCTTTCCTCGTCCGGCCAGGCGCAACGCGTTTTCTAGGGGCGTCATGGCACCACCTTCGCAGTGAGGCGAAGCCACTTTGCTTCAGCCTCGCGACGTTGGCGGGACATGGGCATCCCAACGTCATCGCTGTGCCAAACGCGAGTGCCGGCCCCTTCGCCGGTCGTGCTATCAGGCAGCCATCGCCGGAATTGCACGTTACGGTCGGGGTCGCTTTGCTGAGCCGCCTGTGCGGCGCGGGCGCTCACGATGACGCCACTTCAAAACGGAATTGTTGAAAGGAGGCTTTCGATCCGCTATCTGTCACTTGCTGATGGCGACTGATACCGGCTGGAAAGCCCTGCACTAGCCCGCAGGGTTTTTCCATTTTTAGGCCGCCGCTTGGTCGGCAGCGCGGAACTTGGCGGGCGGCAGACTGTGCCAGAACGCGTCGATCGACTCCGTGGTGACGAGAGTCTTGCTGCCGCACTTCACGGCCCTCAGGCGTCCAGCCGCGAGCAAGCGGTTTATTGTGGCGCGTGAGACTGAGATTTGCTGCATGGCGGTCTCGATAGAGACACCGCGCGGGGCACTCAGCGTATCACTCATCGGCTTATCTCCTGCTGCATCTGGCGGGTGCCAGCGACGGGGAGATACCTAGAGAGACAGCCGAGGGAGGTTCAGACGGATAAACTCAGGCCGAATTATACCGGGCACAAACCCAGGGAGGTTTATTCCCCCCTCGGGTAGTTAGTGTCCAGGAACGCCCTGATGGCCTGCCGCTTAGGGGTTTCGCCGGTAATCCTCTGGATCATAGCCTCAAGGAAGCACATTAGCGGCCCGTCTTCAGTGCGGCCGATTTCACGGCCCGGGTTGGTCGGCGCCAAAGCCTGAATGAATGCGATTTCAAGTCGGCTGACGATCTCGTGCCAGCGCTTTCGGTTCCTGGCGGGCGTCCCGCCCCAGGATGAGGCCATGTGGCCCCTGAGCAAGGGCAGGGACGGGTTCTCCGTGGCCGCGATCAGCTCATCCAGCGCCTTTATTCCGGCCTCGGCGCGCGCCACGACGTCAGCCGCGGCTTCGCCCGCGTCGCGCTGATGGGCCTGTAATGGAATCAAAACCTGGTCACGTAACCATGGCGCTAGTGCCCGAACCTGAGCGAGGGCATTTAAGAACATCACGTGCCTGGCGGTTCTGTCTGCCTCAAGATCCTCGCTATGCACCATCAGACGCAGCACTTCCAGGTTGTTCGACAGAAGCTCAAGGCTGCTACTTGTCGGCCCCCTAACCGGAGAACGGTCTTTGATGATGCGCTCAGTCTCTAAGATCTCCTGCACGCGTTCGGGTGTGAAGAATCGGTGAGGCGACGCTTGAAGTTGCTCCATGGCTACGACGCTTTCAGCGCGCGGATTTGCACCACGTTGTCAGATGGCTTGCCGGTGGATGCGCAGAAGGCCGCCCAAGCTTCCATCAGTTCGCGCCGCCGGTCGAACAGATCGTTACGGGCATAGGCCCGCTCGGTTGAATCTCCGATCGCATGCGCCAACGATGCCTCGATAACCTCACGTGCAATGGTCGTGTTATCGCCAGCCCACTGCCGAAACACCGATCGAAAGCCATGGACCGTCACGTCTGCGATTTTCATCCGCTTTAGGACAGCCGCCATGGACATGTTGCTTAGGCCAGTCTTTGGCTTCTGGCCCGGGAACACAAACCCGTCTCCGCCCTCTGCCCGTGTTGGCAGAAGCGCAGTGAGAACCTCCTTCGCGGCGGCCGTCAGAGGCACACGATGCAGGCGCCCCATCTTCATGCGCTCAGCCGGGATGGTCCATGTGCCGCTGTCCATGTCGATTTCAGACCATCGCGCGCCGATCACCTCGCCTGTTCGGGCGGCGGTTAAGATCGCGAACCGGAGCGCGAGGGCAGCTGTGCCGCCTTGCTTGTGTAGCGAGGTCATAAAGCCCCCCATCTCGGCAAGGGGCAGCGCGGCATGGTGTTCGACTTGGGCGACCTTCGCCGCCTTCGGAAGCAGGTTCTCAATGTGACCCTTCCAGCGGGCCGGGTTCTCGCCTGTCCGCCATCCTCGGCTGGTAGCGTAGTCGAGCACGGACTCGATGCGGCCACGCACCCGAGTCGCTGTTTCAGTTTTTTCGAGCCAAAGGGGTTCCACAACCCGCATCACAGCGCCCGTATCGACCGCTTGGACTGACCACTTGCCGAAAACGGGGGCGGCATAGGTCGTCAGCGTGTTCTTCCACTGCTGAACGTGCTTCGCGTTCTTCCAGGTCGGTTCGTGGGCGGCAATGTAGAGCTTCGCCACCCCGTCGAAGGTCATAGTCACCTGCTCTACCTTGGCCCGCTTCTCGCCAATGGGGTCACGCCCAGCAAAGACGGTCTGAGCCGCCTCGAAGCTCGCCCGGCGTGCCGCTGCCAGTCCCACAAGGGGATAGGGGCCTAGGCCGAGCTGCTTCTGTCGGCCCTGCCAAGTGTAGCGGAATAGCCAAGAGCGGCGGGGTGGGCGATTGGCGTCCGTGCTCTTCCGGTTCGG